AATACTTGATTGGCTTTCTGCAACTTTTTCACGGTTTTGAATATTGTACTTATAATTTTTTTCACCAACTTCAATATCGAAACCTTCGAAACTGTCATTGAAAAGTTCTTTAGTACTTTCTTTAAACCGCGCGTGTTGTTGCTCTGCTTTTTCTTGCTGCTTATTGTATCGATTGAAAAAATCTGTAGCTTTTTTTTGGTCCTGTGTTACGCCGGGTCTCAACTTGATTTCGTCGTAATATTTCTTTTTCGTTTCCTCTAAAAAGCCTTTAGCTTTTGCAATCTCTTCTTTTTTAGCGAGTTTCTTTTTACGGACTTCTCGTTCTTCGTCTAAGTCTACATCAAATGAAAAATTATCTTCCATGATAAAACTTATTTCTTCCTCATCTAAATGAGGTTTACTTTTTTTATAATATTCTTTTAACAACGTGTCTTCATCTACTGATGAATAATCCGCGTTTAATCTTGTATAGTCTTCAATAGTTCCTCCAGTGTCTTCCATAAAAGAAACTAGCTTTTCAATATTTTCAGGTAAAGCTTTGCCAAGAATTCTTTCATCTTGAATTGCTTTTACAACATCATCTTCTACTTTTTTAACTTCAGACTCTGTTACTTCTTTGATTGGATGAAACCCTTCAGCATCCTTGTTGGACTCTTGTAAAGGTTCTCCCATCGCTGGGCTATCTCCGGCTTGTTCGCCCACAACCACTTCTTTTGTTTCTCCGATTTGAATGGCATCTTCATCTGGTATTACCACTTTAGTAACTTCTGGCGGTAACTCAACTAAAGGTTCTTTAATATTTACCTTGATTGGTTCGTCACTTTGTGGGGTTAATAATTTTTTAGGAGTTTTCTTTTTAAGTTTAAACTCACCTTCCTGTTTAACAGGTTCATTTGTTTTTTGTTCTGACATAATATAATATAATTAAATAATTAATAAACAGTTATAATACTGTTGGAAACTGCTGAGCAGCGTTTTGATTTTCAAAATCTATAGGAGCTGTTTCGTTTTTCCTTTGACTTATCATTTCACTTTGTTGAGTTGCTTGGATCTTTGTTCTTTGATCTTTGCGGTTTTCAATTTTATCTTCTTTTTGTTGCATCTGTTGCACGTCCATCTGTTTAAGTTCCATGTTGTACTGATGTTGTATTTGCATTTCTTGCTGCTTTATTTGAGCAGCTGCTTGCATTCTTTGCATTTCAAATTGAGACTTAGCTTGTTCGTATTGCACGTTAGAACCTGATATAGCTTCTTGCTTTTGAACTTCAGCCATTGCTGTTTTTTCTGCAGTCTCTGCTTGAGCATCAGCTTGAGCTTTTATATTAGCTTGTTGATTAGCTTGTTCTTGTTTACCTTTTTGCTTACGCTTTATTTTAAGCATTTGATTAGCTAGCTTAAGATTTTTAATTTGCCTTAAGTCTATAGCATCTTCTAAATCAATACCACCTTGTTGCAAAGCAACTTGTATGTTTTCTTCTAGTTTAGCTTGCTCTTCTTCGTCTGGTTCTAGTTCTAAGAATATACCAAAGTCATGAAGATTTAAATCAGCAATTTCTTCTAATGTTTTTGCATTGTATGTAGATATAGAGTTTTGCAGAGCGTTTCTAGTTAACGGAAACTCTAATGCGTCCGCTAGTTTTAGAGCTATGTTTTCAGCTATTCTAAGGGTTAAATATAAACTAGATTGCTTTATATGTCTAGTAGCCACATTAGACGCGTTAGCGGCCATCTTTTGTAATCCTACTAAAGTACCTTTGTCTGGTGTAGTACCATCTCTAGCTTCGTTAAGTCCTGTTACATCACGTATCATTTGTAAGTAATATTGATAAGTCTGTATAAGAGCTGCTATTTTAGCTTGGCCACTAGAACTATTAAGTTCTTGAATAGGCACTTTACCTTGATTTATATCGCCTTCTTGAGTTAGAGATCTACCAACTATAGAACCAGTTTGAAAGTACATATTAAGCGCTTCCGCTGGATTGTAGTTTGTACCATTACCTAAATCAACTTCAGCTAAACCATCCATATCCAAATAAACACCATCTGGTACCATACGAGATAAAACTTGTTGTAGTTTTAAATGCGTAAGCTGTATCATATCAGCGAAACCAATACATTTGCTTACAAGAGATTCTATTCTACCTTTGTATATTCTTGGCGCGCATAAAGCATAATTCATTTCTACTTTAGTTGTGTCAGCATAAGGTCTTGTCATATTCTCTGCTAATCTCCAGTCAAGCATCGTATCAGTTCCTAAAACTTTAGCTCCCGTATATAAAACCTCTATAGATCTTGACACTCTTTCAAAGTTATCACTTTCTGGTGGATTAAATGTATCAGGTTTCTCTAAAGCTTTCATTAAGCCTTGATCTGTTTGTTTTATTTTAAAAACTTGATTGTGATATGTTTTATATTCAAAATATAATACTTGAACAGTGTTTTCGTCATAATCACCCCAACCAGTTACATATGATCTATTACCTGGCATTTTTTGAATTCTATCTAATTCTTCTTTTGAAATATTAGGAAACTCTTTTTTAAGCTCAGGTATTGTTATGGATTTTAATTCACCTACGTAATATATATCCTCAAAATTAGGATCTTCAGTGTACGAATAAACCATATAAGCAGGATCTACGTAGTCAACTGTAACTCCTTCAGCTATATTAAAGTTTGTTTTAGTTGCTCCAATACCTATTGTAGTCAAGTCCATATTTATTCTACGTCTTATTAGATCGTATTTATTCTGGGCTAAAACAGTTGATATAGCTTCTTCTTCTGCTATTTCTACAGATTGCTTATAGCTAAGCTGCATATGTAGTTCTAACTCCTCTGGACTTTCAGGTATTAATTTTGGATTTGAACTTTGATATAGATCTATACCTAAAGTAGATTTCAATCCTTCTAAATATTCTTTAGCAATCATATCCTCTTGTAGTTTAGAGGCGTATTCTGTTCTTTTTTTAACAGATGAAGGATCTTGTGCGTATGCTTTTATGTCATAGCTTTTGCTAGATATACCATTAACAACTATATCTACAAACTTAGATAATATTGGCACTGGTTTCCAGTCTAAGTTTAAGTAAGATAAATCACCATTAATAGATAATTCATCTTTGTATTTCTGTATGCTTTGTTCTCCACGAGCGTAAAGTCTTAAGTCGTGAAAATTATTCCAGTTAGTTAAGTATCTATTACCAGCAGTTCTTCCTGAACGAAACCATTCGTATTCAATAGCCATTGCTACTTGACTACCGTATTCAATACTTGCTTTTTCTGCATCACTCACTACTTGACTAGGGAAAGCACTATTGGTGTTAGTATATATATTCATTAACTTATAATTTTTGATGTAGTTCCTTTGTTATCGTATTTTTTTATACCAAGATCAATCGCCGGTAGTTCTATCTTATTTACTGGGGAGTATATATGTTTATTACAGGCCATTAAAGCTAGGCCAGAACTAATAGAAGCATCATGTGTTGTTCTGTTATTTATATTAAAATGAGCCCAATCTTCTAATGTTCTTTGAAAATAAACATCTCCATATCCGTTTTCTTTTAATCCAACAAAGTGTTCTATATATGTTTCTATAGCTGAAGCATGTGATTGTTTTATGTCTTCACTAGAATTAGGTATACCACCTATTTCTCTCTCTGTGATTGACAACTTATTTCTTTTTTTATCTGGTCTGTTCATTGCAAACCCTCTATAACCTCTGCGTTTAAAATGATACAAGAGTCTAGGTTTATTGTTTTCTGCTAGTATTGGCATGCCGTAAAATACACAAGCCATTAATACATCTTCAAAAAATATCTCAGCGGTTTGAGGTCTAGCTATATATTCTAAAAAGAAATGATTAGGTGGAACTTCTTCCATGCTAAACTTAGTTAAACCATGTAAAGATCCGTTAGAACCTTTACCATCTACTGTTCCTGATATATCATATGGATCACAACCAAAAGCACCGCAATGCTCATTACCTGGATAGTTGATGCCATTTTTTATAAATCTTTTATTTTGTAAATTAAAAGGTGGCACCCAAGTTATTAAAAATCTACCATTTTTATTTGGCATAAATATAACTCTTGAATCTTTTTTATTGTTTTCCCATTGAAAACTTCCTTTAGTTACATTTAAAGAGTTTCTTTCATCTTCGTTGTAATCTATCTGTTGGTATATTTTAGTTAGATTAAATAAAGATTGTTTACTTTCGTCTCTAAATGCGTGCTTTGTTGTACGCGGAAACTGTCTGTAAAACTCATTTAATCCATCTTGATCATCTTTAAGACCATCTACCTCATTGTTCCAGTATTCAACAACCCCAATTTTGATTGTCGTTCCATCAGGTCCAAACACTTGTTTTGATGGGGTATCGAAGACAGGATGCCCATAAGAATCGATGTATCCTTCGTAATTCCATTCCATAGGTATGAACAAAGAATAGAGTCCTGAACGAGTTTGTCCATTTGCATTTCTTTTGCTAACGTCTGAATCATCATATAGTTTCTTAAAATTTCTACCTCCTTTATCTAAAGCGTTTGATGTTGATCCCATCATACACTTACCAATAATTCTACTACCTAATCTGAGGGTGGTTTTCGTAACCCTCCAGTTGTTTTGGATGTTGTTGGGCCTTTCCCATTTACCCGATTCATCATGGACGAGGAGCCTGAGCTTCTCTCCATCGTAGGCGTTATCCCCCGTGTTCTTCCAGTCGATGGTGGTGTCCAAACCGGTAATTTCTTTTTGGGCTTGATTGGAATCAAGTTTTCTACGGGTAAATTTGGAGGCAGGGACTCTGTAGGCAAGTTCGGTCTTGGGCCTGTCCATTCCGTCCTGTATCGGTTTGAAAAAGAAGGGATAATTAACTGAGATGGGTACAACTTTATCTGTGAACATCTTCTTAGCATCGGCACCAGATTTGGACAATATTCCGTACCGTGAATCCGTTGATATTGTAGCAAGGTTGACCGATTCAGCTGAGGACATAAATGAAAAGCCTGACCTACGGTTTTTAAGATAACACATTCCATAAGACCGTGTGTCTGATTTACAAGCTTCCCAGAAAATGTAGAATAATCTATTTGATTCCCTAAAGTCCGGTTGCCCAACATCAATTTTGGACCACTGCAGGTACATATAATTAGTGCCAGTAATGTAAGTAGGAACACCTTTGTTAATGAACCAAAAACCTTCTTCACGCCTTGTAAATTCTTTGTCAATATAGTCATACCATTTTTCTTTAAAGTCTGATGGGTATTCTTCCCAATCAAACACAGATTTAATTTTACTTAATTGTTTTGGGTATGATGTATAAGTCCATTTATCTTTTTCAAACTCAACAACGTCTTTTTGTTTAGGCAAAGCAATTGCAAGATTTTGTATTTCATATATCTCACCTATTTCACCTGTTTTACTTATAACTATTAAATCATGCTCTTTGTTATAACCATAATCCCATTTTTTATACCTATTCATTCTGTTAAGAACTTTAGGTTTTATGTAGTCTTTTAAGACTTTATATAAAGTTTGCTTATACATTTTTAGATCTTCCTTCAGCAAAACCTTTAAAAGATTTTTCTTCTTTAACTTCTTTAGGTTTATCTTCTAGCATTTCTTCTTCTTCTTTAATTCTAGTTAGAATCTCAAAAGCATCAAATATAGCTAGCTTTTTTGTAGCTGCAGCGTTTTTTAATCGATCAGCAGATATATCATCTGTTGAATCTATGATAGCTTCTTTAGCAACCTTGATCAACTCCTCAACTGCTACTTGCCCAGCTTGGATTATATTCTTCTTCGTCTCCTTTATATTCATACTTAATTACAATATCATTAGATTTCATACAATAAAGTCTTTCTTTTTCAACTAAAAACTCCCATTCACCGTTAGGTGTGTAACCCACTAAGTCACCTGGGTTGATTTCTAGATCATTTAAAGAGCTATTGCCATACTTAAGTATACCAATAAGACTACGTTCTTTATCAACCGTTAGAGATTGATTACTTTTTATAGGTTTTATAAAACACCTGTCACCTACGGTATTCCAACCTTCGCTATTTTTATATAAATATATTTGATCTAGAGAACAAAAATATAAATCATCTACAAAAAATGATCTACTTTTTTTCTTTTGGCCTTTCATATCATAGAAAACTCTAAACACATTTTGATGAACTACTACTATATCACCAATTTTAATGTTTAAATCAAAAGCTAAAGGTGTTTTTATAACTTTAGCTAATCTATTTACAAATTTAAAATCTTCTATTTTGGTATTGACTACTAATTCTTTGCCATTTACCATAACTGTATTGCTGTATTTATCACCTAAAGGTTCAACAATAAAATCATATAAACTATTCATTAATACTCTAAATCATATTCAACGGATATAGCCATGTTAGAATTAAACTTCTTCCACGGCAATACCTCGTTGTTTTTTTTAATATGTATATTATAGGATTTGTCTGAGTCTTCAAATATTATGTGTGATATTTCGTGACCACCATATACTTGCTGACCTACAGAATAATGCATAGCATCGTTCTTGTAGTCTGACCCAATACTTATCTTTCTAATATTATTTATCATCTTCTTTTTCGATCTCAGTATAAGAACCATCTTTTAAGTCAATATTTACTTGACCGTATTCGTCTTCTAGTTCTTTTTTAGTAGCTTCAATCTCTTTAGATAATTCTGCTATTTGACCGTGAACATTTTGTTTTTGAACATCTAGTACTCCTAAAGTTCTTAACCCTTCTGTTAACTTAGCTTGTTGATCTTGAACAGTTTTTAATTGTTCTTCTGTAATCATTGCTTTAACCATTTCTTTTACTTTACTCATAATTTGATTTTATTTAATTGTTAATATTTACTTATTTATATAGTTACTTGTTTTTACACTATTTACCTGCTACAATATCAGTAGCTGTTGTGTCAGCGGCTAAAACGTAATCTACGGCTACAGGTAATATAGTTCCTGCTGGTACTCCTTTAAATAAAACTGCATCTGCAGCAGTAGGTGCTAAATCTTGTACGCTTAAAATTGCTCTTGTACCTCCGCTAGCTCCAGCTTGTATTACTGTTATAATATCTCCTGGAGAATAATTTGATCCAGCAGCATTTACAGCTATAGTTGTTATTGCTCCATTAGGCG